CACCCGCCATTTCACTCTATCCCCCCTTATAATCACAAGTACGCTCCCTCTATATCCTCTAATCTTATACCTGAATTATATAGAATATGTTTAGACAACTCATCATAGAAGTGTAGGTCGCCTACAACTATACGAGTGATGCCTGATATTAAGATTAGATTAGAACAGTCCTTACAAGGTATACAATCTGTTGTGTATAGTGTTGCACCCTTTAGACTATATCCATAATAGGCAGCAAACGCTATTGCCTTTGCCTCGGCGTGGATAGCAGGGCATAGGTCAAGACGCTTGCCTGTCTTATACTTAGTGCGTAGACAACTATTTATACACTTATGATAAATAGGAGCGTTTGATGCCTCTACCATTTCCTCATTTTGAGTACATATAGTAACGCCTATCTGCCTTCTCTTGCAGGTGGAGTTACCTTTATTAAATAATGCTAGGTTGAACATTCTCTGGTCTATATTATCTTTAAGCTTCATCTACATACTCCTTTACTCTAGTATGGCAGGTGTTGCAATAGTACATATTAGGCCAGCAGGGCTTCTTGCAATATAAGCACTTGCGTTTGTGCTTCTTGACTGGCTTCCTAGTCTTTCTCCAAATCTCATCCATCTCCGCCTGTTCCCGCTGATAGTGGGCACTCTTGCAGATACGTCCACAGGTCTGGGTCTTCCTACTTTTTCTATAAGGAACAACAGCCCCACACCATAGACAGTTGTAGATGATGTTTTTATCATTAGTGAACATTTCACCTCTGTAAAAGAAAGGGAGGGTGGTCATCCGCACCCTCCCAATCTGGTTGGGTTGGCTCTAGGCCTTCTGAGCCAACAGTTTGGCGATAAGAGCCTCTTGCTCTTCNGCNGNCATGGTCTTGAAGCGNGCGACAGTACTGCCGATGGGGTCTACGACTCTCTCGACAGCNATNCCTGGAACCCATGCAGCCAGCTTAGCAGCAATCTNTTCATCAGCAGCACCCTGCTCAATCATTCTCCTCATGATACTCTGAGCAGTGATAACAGCGGTTCTTACGAANGATGAATAGACCACNTCAGCGCCGAACTTGTCTTTCGCAGCATCAAGACTCCCTCCGAAATCATAGTACACCGTTGCGCTTCTCTCTCCTTTTGTAGCAGTAATCTCGTTCTGTGCCATAGGGTAACTCCTTTTCTTAGTTTAATGTCTTCTCGGACTTATTTACACTCCCCAGCATTGGGAGATGTGTATTCCTCCACTTGCATATACATTATATCACAACTTTTGTTGGGTGTCAATAAGACAGTCCTACTCTGCCTCCTCAATAGTCACTTTTATAGCCTTTGGAATAGGCTTTCCCATACTGGCTCGCATGACATAGATAGAGGTAACAGCAGCCTCTTTATCACTTGTCTTAAAACACACGCTATGTTTCTTAGGTATCTGCTCTTTGAAGATTATAACCTTCTTATCCATCTGCCTTTCCTCCTCTCAAGTTTAAAGCCTCTTTGATAGTTATTGTTTTGAGAAGGTTTAGAAACTTAGCTTCAAGTTCTTCTCTTCCCCATGTCTTCATCTTCTTAGGACATACACTACAGTGTGAGATGCAACACGGTATACTTATCTCGCCTGATTTACCTGTGAAGTGAATGATGCCTACACCTCCATCAGGCCTGAGAGTGACCATTGTCTCGCCTTTGCCCATTTCATACTTACTAATGATAGTAGATCCACAACATAGACACAATCTATGGACGTTGACTGTAGTGTAACAGATTGGTTTGGAGTGCTCACTCTTAGACTTAGTCGCCATGGGCCTTGGGCTTATGGCCTTAAGCGCTTCCTGTATCTTGCCCTTATCAGAGCCCATGAGAAGAGCCTTCAACGCTTCTATTCTTTCATCCTCTGTCATCCTAACACCTCCTTTAAGATAATAAGCGCTAATACCAGTAAGATATATGGGATAAGATATCTCATTCATCTTCCCCCATATCATCTTTCATAAAGAAGTCATCTTCCTCCCAAGTTGTGCAGCCATTCTCAGCACAGATGATATACTGTTCAGCCTGCATCCATTCATCTCTGTCCTGGCAGTCATCTGAGCGGTGGCAGGTATCGCAGACAGACTCACTATCCTTTATAGACTCTTCCCACTCCCTCTCCTTAACGGACTCATACTCCTCATTTAAAGCTCTGAATGATTTACTCACGGTTCTTCTCCTTATTCAGATGAAATGATAAGCGATAGCCGAAAGTTGTGAAGGCCTGATAGACTGCCTCACAGAAGGCTATCACGACTGCTAATAAGATTGTGAATAAACTGGTGATTGCCTGAAGGGTAGAGCCATAGATTCCCCGGTCCTGCTTCTTACCCATAGCCACCTCTCCATGGTCATGCGACACAGGTGTCGCTCTACGCTTGAATAGACCTAATAAAGTTTCTTCTTTATCCATCTGTCTTCTCCTTTCCTATAAGCATTCTCTTATGATAGTTTATTAACCTATTAACTACTTCTGGCTCTAAGTAGATAATATTAGAAGGGTCGTTAGGTGAACCATTCTCTGTTGTGAGAATGAGTCCATGGTTATCGTGTGCTATATATACTGAGTCTCCCAAATATTCCTTTTTCACTTCATGCCTCCTCTTCGTTCAAATTTTGCACGTAGCTTAGGTTGTCCCTTGCTTCATTCTCTCCATAGTTTCCTTAATGATACGCTTTATCTCGTCCTCACTACTCTCCACTATTCTCTCTGTCTCTATAGCCTTTGTCAAGTTGATAAAGCCTCTGAGCTCTCCCCTCCTCCCCTTTCTATGGAAAGAGCCAAGGTTAAGGCCTGATAAGTAGCCATGTGCCTCTTCTGTAGACATACGAGGATACTTATCCTGCACACTATCTGCCAATAGCCTGATGCACATCCATATGAGGTCAGACCTAGATGCAGGAGGCCTGCACTCATTAACAAAGTATGCAGCGCATGATGCCAAGTCTCGTATATCAACCCTGGCCTCTACAACTGCTGTTACTATCTTATCTTCCACCTTTCTACCTCCTCACGGTCAGGCAATACTACGTATTGCGTTAGCTTATCTCTCCTCCTGAGTCTGAGTCTGAGTAGTCGCTCCGCCTCAATCTGAGCACGCATGATGCTACTCTCCATAAGGCGCTCCTTAAACTCCACGTGCTTCCAATATAGGTCTGTCGCTGTCATCTTTCTACCTCCCAGATATCAGGCGCCACTGCGTGACGCATGGTTATACTATCTTTGTCCTTTTAATAGTCAGGCCTAGTTTCTTAGCCACTCTTTTAGCTGCGTTAGTCGCATCCTCTATACTCATATAATATGAGGAGGGACGCCTGATAGATAGCCCAAAGCCTGATAGTTCCCAAGAAACGCCTGTAGCCGTTGCAGAACCCCAATCTTTAATAAGCAGGGTCACACCATTATGCTTTTCTTTCTTGTCCATAACACCTCCAGTTATTAGTTAGACCATGCAATAGGCATGATTGCCTATCCTTAATATCATTATAACATAACTTTTATAATTTGTCAAGAAGGAGAAATGCCAACTTAACATTATCTGAGTGCCTAACATACTCTAGATTACTTAATACATTGTTAGTTTTATCATTATCTTTATGATGCACATCATAACCTCTTAACCTAGGTCCAATAAAGGCTTCTGCGACTAACACATGCACTCCTGGATGACTACCACCACCAAGTGATACAAATAGATAACCTCTACCATTCTTGGAAGGTGTTAGGTTCTTGAAAACGCCAGGTTTATTATTATACTTTCCATCTACTCGCATGATATTACCATAACTGGAAACCATATACTCATTATTTCTTGGGATAAGAGCCCACTTCTCCATAATCTACACCTCCGCTATTATTTTCCCTATTATATCATATTTTATATTAGATGTCAAGAAGTGTTCAATAAGTGCCAAATTGTAGATTGTATATTGTATAACAGTAGACTCATGGGCATCCCTCCCATTGTAAATCACACGCAGTGCACGCAGGGTGATAGAACACATAGAGAGTAGCGTTATAGTATATAGTGTATGTCTATTGTTCTTCTCTTCTTTCTTAGATTTTTTTTTTAGCAACAACTACACATAGCATCCCCTCTTATCATCTACCACCCTAACAATATACATTTGGGCGGGGAGGGACCCCCATGAGTCTACCGTTATACATTATACATTCCTACAAATTGCCACTTGTCTGGTGAACACCTAACACCCCTGCACCTTTTGTTAGTTACTTAGATTCGTCTGTATAGTCGCTCGTATCAAAATCCTCAGGGACAGCGACTGGTTCTGGTTTAGGCAGTGTCGACTTCAGGAACTCAATCGCTTTCTCCGCAGAGCCATACCTGGCAATCAGGGCCTGGACTGGATCTACTGTTCCCCTGGTGCCTGGCTTAGGCACAGTGTAGGTTGCAACGACAGGGACTTCTTTCATACGCCTGGCATTGCCTTGCCACTTAATCGTGGCTGCCTGGGCTGCTATCTCAAGGATGTCCTCAGGTGTCAGGCCTGTGAAGTCCAGAGTCAGCGTTGTCTGTACTGCATCATGGTCTTCCGTCAACTTTGTATTTGGATACCTTATCAGTTTCATAGACACACCTCCATGTGTAAAGTATAGAAGGTGCAGGTGTGTCAGGTGTCCACCTTATGCCTCAATCCCTGAGGCCTGGGTGGTGATGTATGTCTAACTTCCTGCATACATGGTGGTCATTCCACTCGCACCCTCGACCAATCCACATCGGCTTATTGTCGAGTTATGTTGCCGACCTAGTGAGAAGGGCATTTACCCTCGGCGCCCGACCGCTCTAACCAAAAGCACAAACATTGTAACATAGAATGAAACAAATGTCAAGGGCATGGGGTCATGGGGGATGCCCCCTCTATTCGCCCGCGTAAAGGACCACTTAGAAAATCTACACCCATTCATAATTGTTCATCTTTTCACATTTATATCAACTACGTTGTATGCTTCGTTCTACAACTACGTTGTATGCTTCGTTCAAAATTTGCACGAAGGTTGGGCATCAGGCCCTTATACTAATGTAGGCTTATAGTAAATGTTCACAATATGACCAACCTTGACTTTTCTAAATAGTTGTGATAATATGTTTTTGAGAGAGGTTGTATATGCACATTACTGATAGTGTTATAGATAGATTCTCTAAGTTCTTTACACCTACAAGTGCTAATGCTTGTTGGATATGGATAGGTAGCTATAGTGGAAACTATGGACAGTTTAATATAGAGGGTAGGAGTGTGAAAGCACATAGAGTAGCGTATATGATTGATAGGTGTAAAGATATTCCAGAGGGTAAGCATATATGTCATAAGTGTGATAACCCAAGATGTGTTAACCCAAAGCATCTATTCTTAGGTGATGCTGCTCTAAATGGATTGGATAGGAGTATTAAATATAGAATATCAAGAGGCATACCTCTGGTGAAAGTTCCTGTTTGGAGGCAGAGGCTTATAAATGAAAGAGATGAAGTTGCAAGAAAGATGGGGTTAGTATAATGCCAGCTAAATCTAAGAAGCAGCAGCAAATGATGGCTATTGCAGAACACAGTCCAGAGGATATCTCTGCTGAGAATAAAGGCGTTCTTAAGATGTCTAAGTCTCAGCTGCATGAGTTTAGCACTACTAATCATAAGGGCCTGCCTGTTAGGGTTAAGAAGGAGAAGAAACACACTACGGTTGTAAAGCCTGATGCTGGGCCAAAGGCAGATAAGGGACAGAGGAAGCAGATAAACGATATTATAAAGTAAGGAGATGATATATGAGAGTTGCAATCACCCATCTTTATGAGAGAATAGGGCCAACTGCCATCACTATTTTAGATGATGCGCTTTCTGGCAGTTTTACTTTTAGGAAACAGGGCATTCTACGACAACTTATATGGGCGGCTTCTGATTATGCTTCAGGTGCAACCTTTGTTATCACTATCCTGAACGCTGCAGGCGATACAATCTATACAAGTGCGGCCCTGGCGCATGATAGTGGAGCAGCTATTGTGGGCCTGGAGACTGTGCTTGTAGATGAAACGCATACGGTAACAGCTACAACAGGCGATCCAGGTGTGGGTGGAGCAACTATTACTATCACACTTCTTATTGAGAGGTAGAAATGGGCCGTATTCCAGAGGGAAATAGGAAATATCAGATAGAGCAGATGTGGTCTGTGCACCATGAGATAGTGCGACTTGCCCTGATGGGCATGAAATCTGTAGATATTGCCCGCCAGCTTAACATTTCTCCTGTTACAGTCTCTTATACCTTAAATAGTGCAGTTGTCAGGCGTCAACTTGACGTTATGCGAGGTGCAAGAGACGTGGATGCAGTGAATATAGCTGCAGAAATCAAAAAGTTGTTGCCAAAAGCTGTAAAAGTGCTTGATGAAGTGATGGATGGGCAGAATGATGCCCTGAGATTGAGAGCAGCGCAGGATGCACTTGATAGAGGGGGTCATGCAGCTGTTAGAATGATGAAAGTTGACAGTACGCACCACTTTACTGCAGATGAGATAGCTGATATAAAGAGCCGAGCGAAAGATATCGGCCTTTTAGTTGATGATGTGATGGAAGCGGAGGTGCTAAATGCTGGAAATCGTCAGGCGGGATAATAGAGAGTTCTCCTTCTACTTATATGATACAGATGGTGGCGCATACGATTTAACAAATTGTAGTATGTACGCTACTGTAAAGACTTCATATGAAGACACGGATGCACAAGCTAAAGTATTAAAAACACTTCTAATAGCAGCACCTGCAACAGGTAAAGCAATCCTACCTTTTGTACCAGCAGACACAGTATACCTTCTTGGAAACTACTATTTTGACCTACAGCTTATAGACGCTTCCTTTAGGACTAGGACAATTCTTAGAACAGTTCTTAAGGTAGCGCCTGATATAACTATTAGAATAACAGTATAGGAGGTAATATGGCTAGTCTTTTTGTAAAGTTTAATTGCTTCTCTTTCGCCCTTGGGAAGGGCATACATCATCTACATGCTGCAGGCGATACTATTAAGGTGTACCTAACAAATGTGACGCCTATTGTTGCTACTCATACTAAGAAAATTGACCTAGGTTCTATAGTTGAGGAGAATGGCTTTTTGGCTGCTGATATACAGAACGACTATATAACACTTGCAGGTGTTAGTACGTTGACTGGGGTAGATGTAACATGGGTTGCCGCTCTTGGCTCTTTTGGACCTTTTAGGTATGCAGCCTTATATAATGAGTCAGCGCCTGATAAGGATTTGATAGCGTACTATGATTATGGGTCAAGTATAACAGTTCTTGATGGAGAAGTGTTTAAAGTTGATTTTGGTACTGCTATTCTAACAGTAACATAGGTGTAGAATGTTTGGTTATAAAGATACAGCTGATGTAGTTTGGGCAGACACTACTAATGTAATATGGCATGAGTTAGGCTTTTATGCAGGTGCTGGGTCTATTTCTATAGTTGGTTTTGACCTGAGTATGCTACGTCTTGCAGTACCTGCAGTTTTTGATTATGGGTATAAGGATACAGCTGATGTTATATGGTGGGATACAGCTGATATAGTTTGGGCTCCTCTTGGTATAGTAGCATTGCCTGGAGTGGTTCTTATATCTGGGTATGATGCTAGTATTGTAAGGAAGACGTTGATAGTTGGTTCTATAGAGGTAGAAAGTGATAGTTGGTCTTGGAAGCAACTTGATAGTAGGAACTTTGAGGTTAGGTTGGAAAATAAGAAAGTATTGTACTTTTGTGATAATTAGAAGGAGGGGATATGTCTAATAAAGTATATGCGGCTACTGCGGTGTCTGGTGGAGCAGCTGGGGCGCTTGATGCTATAGATGGTGTAGCATTGGTTAATAGTGATATGGCTTTTGTTATAGATGCAGGGGTATTTAGGGCTTATACACTTGATGCTGACTCTGCACTGGCTGAGGCTATCCCTACAATAATAGCGCCTGATACTAATGCTGGGGATAAGAGATGGATTCTTCAGGCGACTGGTGGTGTATATGTTTCTGATACTGCATATGGTGCAGCTTGGGATGCTGATACGGCTATAGCGCCTAGTAAGAATGCAGTATATGATAAACTTGAGACCGTACATTCAACTCTTGTAGGAGAGGTTAAGATGTGGCCTACAGAGACTGTACCAAGTGGGTATTTGGAATGTAATGGTGATAGCCTTGTTAGAGCTGATTATGCTAACCTATTTTCTGTTATAGGTACTTTATATGGGGCTGCAGATGCGACTCATTTTAATCTGCCTGATTATAGAGGTAGATTCCCTAGGGCATGGGCTCATGGACATGGAGATGACCCTGATAGATTGACAAGAGTAACTCCTGTAGTATTGGGGGCCACTATTGTTGCTGGAGACCATGTAGGGACGGAGCAGGTAGATGTGTTTAAGTCCCATTATCATATGGTTAAACAGAACTATTATGTCCATAGTAACATAGGAGGTAATGAAAATATGGACGGTGTGGGTGCTAACGCTATTCGTAGCACTGAGTTGACTGGAGGACTTGAAACTCGTCCAGTTAACACTAACATCATGTTTATTATAAAGTATTAGGGGTAATCTACGTTCAAATTTTGTACGAAGAGGAGGAAGATATGAAACGAAGTTTGGCTATTATAAGCTTATTGATAATGCTGTGTTTGGCATCAACAGTATGGGCAGTACAGACTGTCTATATAAGAACAGCGTTGATTGGGGGAGGGGCAACGGCGCTGGATGGTATAGATGGTGCAGGCCTTTTGGATAAAGACATGGCCTTTGTAACTGTTAGTGGTACGTTGTATATATACTGGCTGGATGCAGATAGCGCTGTGACAGATGATGGGTTGAACTATATAGCGCCTGATGCTAATGGAGGGGACAAGAGATGGGTTCTACAGAGTATATCAGGCCCTAAGACTACAGTTGGAACGAGTAGGACAACAGCTACAAATGCAGAGTATGTTATATGCACAAACACTTGCACAGTACAGCCTAAGGTTCCTGCGATTGGAGACCAACTGTGTGTAAGAAACGCACCAGGTGTGGTAACAGTGATAACGCTGTCGGCGGTTGCAGATATAGCTTATGAGAAGAAGGACTATAGTGGCTGGCATACTGCGAATAAGAGTATGACCTCAGCTGGTAGTGTTAGTGATAAGATCTGCTTAGTGGGATATAGTGCTACACAGTGGGCTATTATGAGTCAAGCTGGTACCTGGACTAATACGCCATAAGGAGGCCTCATGAAAAGACTACTTTTTATCCTATTAGCCCTCCTTTGGTGCACCCCTGTAAATGCGGGGATGCTTATGGGGAGTGTGGCTGGAGGGGCAGCGGCGTGTTCATACCCACAGAAAGGTGTCTATGCAACAGGGGCAGATTTGGATTATCCCTTATCGTATAACTTCGTCGCTGGATCATTTACAACAACATCAGCCTATACGGTTGTAAGGATAGGGGTTACGTTGATTCAGGTTGGCACAGCCCCTAATGTTCAGATTACTGCGTACTTATATGATAATTCTTCCGACCAACCGAGTACGTTGTTAGGAACATCAACCGACACCATATCCGCTACAACAGTAAGTCTTTCAAGGACGGAGTATTACTGGAACTTTGCGGGTATTGCCCTGAGTAATACAACAAAATATCATATCGTGTTGACGAAAGCATATACTGATGCAAGTAATGCAATCAAGTGGACAATGAACGATGGCGGTGCAACCGCAGAGGAATATAATCGGGCAACCACTCTGCCAACATGGACAACGGTTGATACATCAATATCACCGTATTTCTCAACATACTCATGTGATTAGGGTGATAATATGAAGAAACTGATTCTTATTCTTATTCTTTTATTACTACTGATTCCTTCTATTATTTATGCCGCCTGCACAGGATCAAGCCCCACATGGACAAGTACGCCTGATTATACTTCAGTAGACAGTTGTGTGTCAGGGGCAACAGCAGGAGATACGATAAATGTGACTGCGGGAGATGGCACAGAGGATTGGGGGACTACCCTTACTGTTACAAAGGGTGTCAGTCTAATCGGCCCAGGGAAGACAAATCTTATAATTAAGAATACAATCGGGGCATCTCCTCTAATATATTATAATCCTTCAAATTATGAAACAAACAAGAATTATACCTTCCGGCTGAGTGGCTTTTCCCTGGATGGAAATGGACAGACAACTCTTCAAATAGGTGCAGGAGATAAAACCCCACCTTTTACTCCTAATTTAATAAGGGTGGATAATAATAAGTTCTTTGATAGTGCTTCTACAGCAGGTTATCATGTTCAAAATAGAATGACTTGCTATGGAGTTATACATGATAATGAGTTTCACAATAAAAGTTATGCGACACATCACTATTCTGGTTCTGGCAATAATAACATTGCTGGGCCTCATGCGAGTTGGTGGTTTCCCCAAGACCCAGTAGTAAACACAGATCAAAGCAATTTTGCTCTGGGGTCTGAAAAATATACCTATTGGGAGGACAACACTTTTAATGATATCCAGGTTATGTCAGGAGGTGCGGAATCCTGCCGATATGTATTTAGGTATAATACTATCAATGTTGGCATCACTGGGGCACAAATTTTTGACGTTCACGGTTATCAGGGAAATTACCCAGATGCAACAATGGACTCCTGTTTCGGGGCAGAAATATACGGAAACACACTTGCGTCTGGTGCTTATAGTGTAAATGGATTTTTATACCATAGGTCTGGTCAAGCACTATCTTTTATGAATAGTAGTTCAGACAAAACTTACAGACATCAAGTTTATAATACTGGATTTTCAAATACTATAAGTTGCCCAATTTATGAGCCGATTGATGATAAGCTCATTCACAATACCTATATTTGGAATAACAAGCAAGGGGCAAATAACTGGACAACTGACTGTGATGGAGATCATCAGTTAACGGCATCAACCATTTCGTTTTCGGGACGTGTAATAACAAATTCCGCGGGTGGCCTTGCTATATTTACCGATGACAATGTTCAAATTACTGGCAGTGTTTCAAATGATGGGTTCTGGCACAACTATACCCAAACCGCCAACACTATTACAACAGACCCTACGGAGACACCCTTTACCACAGAAGAAGCGGGGGCATCTATTAAAATTTCAGGTGGAATGACCTGTGGAAGTTATACAGACATACCAAAATCAGGAAGGGATGTATTTACAGACAATATGGCTGGCTCTCCATCATCGCCGGGAGTAAGTTGTGGTGATGCCTTGCCATTGCCTTGGGATTGTACTGTTGGTGAGGGTTACTGGGTTACAAGTCAGGATAACTGTAGTAGTCTTACAGGTTATGTTGGCGCTTCACATACATCTAATATTTCTGGTACTCTCTATAAATGTACTGAAACGGACACTTGGACAAGTTTTTACACTCCCTATACCTACCCCCATCCACTAAGAGGAGAAGAAATAACGGGTGCCATCGTCTGGGGTCACACCTCTGACGTTACAGAACCTGATGTTAGAACCTTTCTTAGTGGTTGGACCTGTTCTGTTGGAGGAACTGCTTGTATAACGAGTACAGGTAATACTGAGAGGATAATACTATCGAAAGCACAGTATGCAACTTCTCCTATTGTAAGTACAGGTGTTAAGGCTGTTAGATTAAATAAGAATAAGTATAGGGTTGGTACCTCTATACTCTTTAAATATAGAACATGTGCAGTGAGTGATTGTTCAGATGTCCCTGCTTTTACAATATATAGTGATGTGTTTAACTCTCTTGGTTATGTCCAGATAAGGGTGGAGGCACCATGAATGATGCTGATAAAAAAGAACTTAAAGAAGGGTATGTAAATCTTAAGGAGTTTTTTGAAGAGTTATGGAAGGAGAGGGAGAAGTTTTTAGATTTTAGGTTCCGGGCAGCACAGGCTACCTTTGCAGAAAGCAAAAGTGTAGTTGAAATAGCAAAGAATGAGCTAAAGAGGGAACATGAGAGGCGATTTGAAGAACTTAATAACTTACGGAGGGAGTATACACAAGATAGAGAGGATGATAGAAGTCTATTTGCAAGAAATGATGTTATAAATCCACAAATTAAAGAGCTTAATGATTGGCGGCGAAGTGTTGATAAGAAGCTTGCTGGTTGGTCGGCGGCTATTATAGTTATAGTGTTAATAATTGAGGTAGTAATAAAGTTTTGGAGATAGGAGGGGTTATGAGCTTGATTGGTTTGATAGTTATTCTGTGTATAGTGGGAGTTATCCTATGGTTGGTTAATACCTATATACCAATGGATGCTAAGATTAAGATGATTATCAATATTGTGGTTGTTATAGTGGTTGTTCTTTGGCTACTTAGCGTGTTTGGATTGCTTGGTTCTATGCAACAGATAAGGGTGGGTAAGTATTGAAAGAGAATTTTGATAAAGCCTTTGATATGGTAATCGGATTCGAGGGTGACCTGAGTAACGATTCAGACGACCCCGGCGGCCTTACAAGATGGGGTATTTCACAGAGGTCATATCCAAACCTGGATATTCGTGCCCTTACGCTTACAGAGGCTATGAAGATTTATAAGAAGGACTATTGGAATGCTTGTGATTGTGATGAGCTAGAGTATCCGTGGGATATTATCGTGTTTGATACAGCTGTAAACTGTGGAGTCGAAAGAGCTATACATATCTTTCATAAAGTGCATATATGGCAGGACTATCTACTGATGAGGATAGATTACTATGCCGACCTTGCAGGAACAAAGAACTACGCTAAGTATTTAAGAGGCTGGATCAACCGGACGATTCTACTGTGGGAGAAGTTCAGATGATGGACATAGGCGACAAAGCATTATTATTAGCTATTATCCTTTTTGCTCTGTTTTGCTCGATGCTGCTGATGTGGGGTAGGGTATGACAAGAATTTTCAGCCCATTGGTTGTCGGTTATCTGAATAACAGCAACTATGCTCAACTGCATGAGCCTTTCGGATTCCAGTCTGAGGTTCTAAAGGCGCATGGGCTAAAAGACGAGATTTGGGCGCAGACAGGATTTGTCTTTGACTTTGAAAGCATCCCGAACTTTATCCGTGGGCCAGTAGGTATAAACAAAAGAGGGGGAGCGGGGCATGATATCCTCAGTAGAAAGAAGGTCTGCCCGGGAATCACAAAGAGCATAGCCGCAGATGTCTACTTTGAGATTATGCAGTATTGCGATTCCATTGATATTCAAAGGTTTGCATCCTCCGAACATCCTTATATGCCGACCAGTATTATAGTGCCCTATGTTAAAGTGCGGGATTGGGCGAGACGGTGGGCGAAAAGCACCGTGGTCAGATACTGGCCCGGGGGTTTTTGGCAGAAATACGAAATGACCGCAACTTCAGTTGAGATTTATGGCATCGAGTGTGACCCCTATGTAACCATCGAGAAGATAGACGAACTGATAGAGAAAACAGAGCAGGTGTCGGCAGACCTTAAAGACGTGGACATGAAACAGGCCGATGCTCTTGTGAAAAAGACAGACATTATTACGGAAGATTTGAAGGAAGCGAAAGAAGAGATAAAGGACAACTTGTAATGAATGAGAATGAGTTGATGGGGATGGATAGGGATACTGCGAAACTGCTTATGTCGCAGTGCTTCCTATCAACGAAGGTGACAGCGAAGATGCTGTTTCCTGATAGGTTCTATCTCCCATTTTCAAGTTTGCATGATACGATCTTTGACATTCTGGATGATGATAAGATACAGTTGGCGGTGATAGTCGCACCGAGGGGGTTTGGAAAGACGAGTACAGTTAACCTGGCGTTTCCTGCTAAGAAGATATTGTTTAGGGAGAAGAAGTTTATTGTGCCTATAAGTTGTACTGCAACACAGGCTGTTATGCAGGGCGAGAATCTTAAGAGGGAGTTGATGAACAATAGGATAATCGCTGGCCTATTTGGACCTCTGAAGAGTGACTCTTTTAGCAAGGAGATGTGGGTTACGTCTTCAGGCGTTGCAGTTATGCCACGAGGGTCTGGACAGCAGGTTCGAGGTATTCTGTATGGGGATAGTAGACCTGACCTAATTATAGTGGATGACCTTGAAGATACTGAGGCTGTTAGGAGTGATGAGCAGAGGGCTAAGACGAAAGCGTGGTTCTTTGAAGATGTTATGAACTCTATTAATAGAGCTAAGAGGGATTGGAAGATTATTGTCATTGGGACTTTGTTGCATGAAGACTCCCTATTGGCAAACCTTCTTGAGGATAAGGGATGGCATCACTCTCACCTGAGTATATGCGATGATAACTTTGAGAGTAACTGGCCTGACTTTATGGATAATGAAGCGATATTGAGTCTTGTTGACTCGTATAGGAGGATGGGCCTGCTGGATTCGTTTTATAGAGAGTATATGGGCGTTCCTATTGCAAAGGAGAGTGCTAAATTTAAGCAGGAGCATTTTAAGCAGTATGAGGAGACAGATGCTGAGTTTATCAAGGTCAGGAATAAGCTTGAGAATATAGTGATATTTGACCCTGCTAAAACGACTAAATTGGCTAGTGATGAGACAGCTATAGTGGGAATTGGGATAGATGTTGAAACTCCTAAGATCTTTGTTAGGGATATTATAAAAGGTAGGTTGCATCCTGAGGAGCAGTATAATAAGGCGTTTGATATGGCGGATAGGTTGAAAGCTAAGGTTATAGGAGTTGAGGTTACTAGTTTGAATGAGTTTATAACCTATCCGCTGAGGACAGAGATGCTGAGGCAGAGAAGGTACTATGATATAGTCGAGTTGAAGGCGAGAGCTAGTAAGGAGGAGAGAATTGAAGCTTTGGTACCGTTTTACAGATTGGGTTTCGTATATCATAATACAAGTTGTTGTGCTCCTCTGGAGGCTCAGTTGCTATCGTTTCCCAGGTCAAAAAGGGACGACGTCATGGATGCGGTTGCCTATGTTGTAGAGATGCTGGAGTTGGGAGGAAGGTACTTTACGCCAGAGGAGACGCCTGATGAGATTAAAGATGAGTACAAAGATGTAATGGAAGATGAGTACGGTGGGAGAATGGCTGAGATGGGTAACTGGAGAACAATCTAAGCTACGTACAAAATTTGCACGAAGAGGATATGAGTATGCCAGATAACTTTATAATGGGAGAGGCTAAAGATGGTAAGCAGATAGTAACTGTCGACACGACAGGTTTGTCTAATACTGAGCTTAGGGCCTCTGCTCTTCCTGTAATGAATGATAAAGATGATGAAACTAAGAAGTACAAGTTTTCTAATATAGACTATTCTGGAGACCCGATATATGCTGGCTATATTGATAAGGCTGGAGCCTGGTATATTATGCAGTTGAGTGTGTCTTCAGGCGAGTCTAAGTATATAAAGGGAGATGCGGATTATGCAACTAGTTGGGCTGGCAGAGCTGGCCTTGTATATGGGCTGTTTAATACTATTTTCTAAAGGAGAAGTGAGATGAGAAAAAAGAATTCTAAGTTGGTGGTAAGGGGTTTTCTGAGAGGTCAGCTGGTTGACTCTGCAACTGGAAAGGTGGTTGGAGACTCGGGCTGGGTGCAGAATAAGCTGATGAATGATGGGCTTACAGACCTTGCTAGGTTGGTCGGTGCTGTTGCTGGTTCTTATGCGATTGGCTATGCTTGTATGGCTACGCAGACTGATGCGCCTGATATGAGCCAGACTCATGTTATTGGCCCTATTAACTCGTTTAAAGCGCTGAACCTTAGTACAAGTGGAACCTGCACGTTGACAGCAACTGCAAGTTTTGGTAGTGCTTCTTTGACAGCTGCTGCGACAGTTGGCGGTGCTGGCTTGTTTAAGACGGACTCTGCAAGTAGCATGCTTTGTATGCAGACCTTTGCAACGAGTGCTTGGGCAACTAATCAGGACTTCAACTTAACGTACCAAATCAGATTTGCAACAGCATAGGAGGTTTTGTGAAGAATCTGTTTAAGACAGAGTTAGGTGTCAGACTTGATATAGGGTGTGGGGAGAACAAGCAGAAGAACTGGATAGGTATAGATATCAGGCCTTGTAAAGGTGTTGATATAGTCCATGATTTGCAAGTGTTCCCTTGGCCTATACCAGAAGGTATTGTATTCCAGGCGTTGTGTTCCCACCTTTGGGAACACATTGAGCCAAAGAATAGGATATACTTTATGGACGAGATATGGAGGATAATGAAGCCTGACGGTCAGTTGTTATTGTCAGTTCCTTATTATCTTAGCTTTGGGGCGTGTCAAGACCCAACTCATTATCCTTGTCCAAATGAGGCTACGTTTACTTATTTTGACCCAGATTATCCCTTGTATGGGATATATAAACCTAAGCCATGGAAGATTATAACTAACGATTATAGGTATAACGGAAATCTGGAGGTGATTCTTGAAGCAAGAAAGAATTAAAATTCTGAAGAACAGAAGTCCTAAACCTATAAGAAATAGGTTGATGATAGGCACCGCAACACTTGGTATTGTAAGGATGGAGTGGGCGGCTGCTAGATTTGGTCAGGTGATACCTTGTAATTGGACAGCTGCTCATTCTTCGATAGGATTCTCTCAGAGTATACCTATGGGATATTTAGTGGCAGATGCTCAGAATATCTTGGTACAGGCGACTATCCAACAGGACTTCCAATGGCTGTTGTTGCATGAAGATGATGTTGTACTGCCTCCAGATGCGTTTGTTACTTTTAATAGGTATATGAGAGAGGAGACTATACCTATTGTGTCTGGTCTATACTTTTTGAAAAGTAGTCCATCTGAACCTCTTGTATATAGGGGAAGGGGTAATAGCTGCTATGATAAGTGGAAGATGGGAGATTTGGTTTGGGCTGATGGAGTTCCTACTGGTTGTCTACTTATTCATTCTTCTATACTTAAATTGATGAGTGATGAGAGTGAGGAGTATATGACTGGAAATGGAGTGAAGTGTAAGAAGGTATTTGAAACGCCTGCAAAGGTGTGGCATGACCCTGAGACTAATACTAGTAGAGTGGCAACAGGGACTAGTGATATATACTGGTGTGATAGGGTTATGCGGGAAGATGTCTTGAGGAGGGCAGGATGGAAGAAGATAGGGAGGAAGAAGTGGCCGTTTCTAGTGGACACGAGGATATACTGCAGGCATGTGGATCTGACGACAGGGAGGATGTACCCTGCTTAGGAGTTTGTATAGCTGATGGAGTTAAGACCAGGTAATAAAGTGTATATAGGAGATGAGAGATATGTCTTTATAAAGTATTTTCAAAGGGCATATATCTTTAAGAATTTACAGAGGAAGAGGGAAGTTGTTTATCCTAATGGACATAAAGAGTATCAACCAATATATAAGTACTTTGGGGATATAGATGGCTACAGAAACTTTAACAACTGCTAGTTCAAGCCCTTGGGCAACACCTGCTGGTGCAATTAACCTTGTCATCGAGTGCTTCGGTGCTGGAGGCGGCGGTGGCGGCGGCTGTGCAACTAAGTCAGATGGCTCTGGTGCTGGTGGAGGTGGCGGAGGATACGCCAAGCTTACTATTGCCTCTCCGACAGGGAACTATAACTTTTCGGTTGGAGTTGCAGGAACTGCTGGGTCTGGTGGTGCAACACCTACAGATGGTGGTAATGGTGGTGTGACATGGTTCAAAGTCAACACAGACTGCAACGCTAATGGAGGTGTAGGAGGCAAGGTCGGTATCAGTACTGGTGCGGCTGCTAAAGGAACAGGTGGGGCAGGAACCGCAGGCGATGTTCTAAAGACTGGTGGTGATGGATACCAAGGTGCAGATGGGGCTGATGCAGTAGGTGGAGGTGGTGGTGAGGGTGCTTGTTTAGCTGCAAATGGAACATCAGCTACTGGACAAGCAGGTGCGACAGGGACTGATGGAGGCGATGGCGGTGCTGGTGGAGCCGTTCACGCTGATGGTGCTGCCCCTACAGATGGCAATGGAGGTGGCGGAGGCGGCGGCGGGCATACCAACGTCGCCAATAATGCGTGGGCCGGCGGCGCCGGAAAAGCAGGGAAGATTGTCCTTACATGGAGCGTTGAGGCTGTAAGTGCAGGAGAGGCCAACATTGATGGCTCAGGCGATATAGGGGTAGTTAGTGAGAGTCTAACACTTAGTTCATTAGGTAGGGTGAGTATATTTGATACAGTTAATACTCAGGCTGGTATAGCAGGACGTGTAGAGCCTGAAGAGGTAGCTTGGGAGGCTGGAGTTGTATGGGAAGAAGGGACGGTATGGAAGGACTTTACTCTTGATGCATATCTGCCTGATATTGTATCTGTATCTGAGGATATAGTTGGGACAGTTGTTGAGGCTGGAGTTGAGCCTTGGACTGCAGATATATATGATGGTGCTGCAGTGTCTGAAGATATAGCTGGGTTGATGAAGAATCAAGCTGTAACTGTATTTGATACTGTAGGGATAAGTGAGAACCTTACACTTACAAGTCTTGGAAGAGCTAGTATATTTGATACAGCTAATACTAGTGAGTTGTTAGCTTTATCTTCATTAGGTAGGACAAGCATCTTTGACAATGTGGGAGTTAGTGAGCTGTTGGCGCTAAGCTCGTTAGGTAGGACTTCTGTATTTGATACAGCGACTGCTACTGAAGTGTTGACTCTATCTTCATTAGGAAGAGCTAGTATATACGATAGTGTTGGAGTTAGTGAACTACTTGCCCTATCTTCTTTAGGAAGAGTTGATATATTTGATAGTGCTACAGCGGCTGAGTCTTTAGTCTTAACATCAGTGGGTGGAATAAGTGTTTATGATTCAGTTGGTATATCTGAGCTGTTGACACTTAGTTCTTTAGGTAGAGCTTCTATATATGATACAGCTTCTATATCTGAGCTACTTACTCTATCTTCCTTAGGGAGAATAGATATATATGATAGCACTACAGCAGCTGAGTATCTAGAGACTGGTTTAACGTCTGTAAGTGGTCTTGATAAGTCAGTATATGACGCTGTTACTATCTCTGAAGGATTAGTACTATCCTCTTTAGGAAGGGCAGATATATATGATAGTATTGCGGCTGCTGAGTTCTTAAATCTAACATCTCTGGGTAGGGCAAGTGTTTATGATTCAGTTAGTGCGGCTGAACTGTTATTGCTTACTTCTTTAGGTAGGACCTCTATATATGATACAGCTTCTGCAAGTGAGTCGTTGAGCCTGACGTCTTTAGGAAGAGTGGATATATATGATAGTGTCGCTATATCTGAGTTATTAAGTTTGCCTACCTTAATAGTGGTAAGTGTATTTGATATAGCTTCTATATCTGAGGCTTTAAACCTATCATCTTTAGGTAGGACAAGTGTTTATGATGCAGCGTCTGCAGCTGAGAACCTCACTCTGTCATCGCTGGGAAGGACTAGTATATATGATAGTGTAGCATTGTCGGAAGGTGTTGTATCAGGCGCTAAGCAGCTTATATCTACAGTGTATGACTCTGTAGGAGTTCCTGAGTTTCTGGGTGGAGGGTTTGAAGGACAGACGCCTGTTATTCTGTGGGAATCAGGCACTATATGGGAGCCTGGTACTGTATGGGAAGGTGCTAGGATTATATCTAGAGAAGTATATGATACAGTCACTATCCAGGCTTGGACTTCATATGAAGGTACTCATGGAGTATCTAAGTTTGATAAGGTTACTGTATCTGATTATGCGAGTGCAACTTGGGCAGGCGAAGATATTGTCTGGGAAGATGGGATACAATGGCAGTCTGGAACGATTTGGGAAGGTGGAATACCCGTAACACATTGGGCTATTATAGGCTCTACAGTAGGTGTATCAGACCTAGTAAATCCACAACCTACTATATATAGAAGTGTATTCGATACAGTTGGTATCTCTGAAGATGTAGCGCCATCGCCAGTTTATGTAGTTGAAGATGTTGAGCTTGAGTACTTTGAGGGTCTTGCAGATAACGTATTAGCGACTGATACTATAGAGGCTGTAAGAAGGCAGATTCAGGGGATTGTATTTGATACTACAAAGGCTAGTGAAGCGTCAGGTCGTAGACTCTCGTTAGGGAGAAGTGTTGCTGATTATGTACTTACAGGCGAAGATGACTATGTATGGGCTAAAGAGAGAACTATCCTGTGTGAGATATATGATACTACGTATATTGGTGAGTATCTACATTTATCCTTGCCTACCTTGCCTCAGGATGAAGTTGAGATATATGATTCTGTAGCTGTATCGGAGGAAGTATCATGTGAGAGTAAGACTTTGTTTGCGTCTGTGTATGATGCAGTTGGTATGTCTGAATACTTACGGAAGCTTATAGCTACTATTGAGTCTGAGATTAGTGATGTTGTAAGTGCTTCTGAAGATATAAGTGGTGCGTTCTATCCTATACTGTTGGAGCTTGCGGATAGTGTTAGTGTTAATGATTCAGTTAGTGTTTATCTTAAACCTAGTCAGATTGCTGTACTATATATGCAGGTTCCTATAAGTGACAATATCGTGTTGCAAAGGCAGATAACTGGTGCTATACCTGTTGACACTGTAGCAACAACTCCTGAGGAAACAACGGCTCTGACTAACCAGTTAAGGGCAGCTTTAATAACGCTTGGACTTGTGGAATAAAGGAGAAAATAGATGCCTACAATTTTAGATCCAAATGCACAGGGGAGGCTCTTCTCGAGTTCTGAAGATATGGGATATAAGTATCCCAATGGTCTTGACCTAAAGCCTGCTTCTCAGGAACACCAGAAGCTTGTGAAAGAGGTTTATACAAGGGCACTGGAGAGTAGTAGGGAGATGAGTAAAAGGTATGACTCTTGGAAGAAGGTTGACCAAACTCTTACAGCGTATATAAGACTTGACGACCAAGAACTTAATACACAGGTTATAGACGATAGGAAGCCCCTGTCCATCGTTGTGCCCTACTCATATGCGACTATAGAGACTATCCTCACATACTTCACAACAGCCTTTCTTGAGAGTCCAATCTTTAGGTATGAGGGAAGTAGCCCTGAAGATATGATAGGCGCTATTCTTATGGAGAAAGTGATAGAGCAACATACTCAACACTTCAAGGTTGCCCTTAATCTACATACTATGTTTAGAGATAGTCTTGCATATGGTATGGGTATTGTTACTCCGAGTTGGGAGAAGAAGTGGGGCTTTAAGACAGTTATACAGCCTATGGGTTTCTTCTCCTCGATATTCAACAGGTTCATGAATACAGGTACTAGTAGAATTAGTGAGGAGACTATTCTGTTTGAGGGTAATAAGTTAAAGAATATCGACCCTTATATGTACCTTCCAGACCCTAATGTACCTATCCATGATACACAGCAGGGTGAGTTTGTAGGTTGGATTGAGCAGACAAACTATATGAAATTGTTAGAGATGGAAAGAAATAATGATGATATCTTTAATGTGAAGTATCTGAAGGGGATGGGAAGTGGGGGACAGTCACAGTTTAACAAGAGTAAGAGTGATAGTGGTAGAGGGACTAGGTATGGAACTACGTCTATGCCTGCAAATATGAGTACGACTCCTATTGATGTTATCTGGATGTACTGGACTCTTATTCCTAAAGATCAGAAGCTTGGAACAGAAGATTATCCTACTAAGTGGCTTATAGGTATGGCCGCTGATAAGGTTATTATATGCGCTAAACCCTTGAAGTTGAACCATAATATGTATCCAGTGGCAGTCTGCGCTCCTGACTTTGACGGCTATTCCTCCACTCCTGTTTCTCGCCTCGAGCTGATGAGCGGGATGCAGACTGCCCTCGACTGGCTCTTCAACTCGCATATCGCTAATGTGAGGAAGGCGATAAATGATATGCTTGTTGTAGACCCAAGTCTGGTTAATATGGCAGACCTTGAAGACCCAAAGCCTGGTAAGTTGATAAGAATGAGAAGGGCTGCTTGGGGACGTGGGGTGAAGGATGCTGTTGTTCAGTTGCCAGTAAGTGATATAACAAGACAGCATATTCCAGATGCAGCTTATATTATAGATTTTATGCAAAGGACAAGTGCTGCTACAGATTCCGTGTCAGGTATGGTTAGGAAAAGTGGAGAGAGGGTCACAGCTCAGGAGACTAGGGACACTCGACAAAGTGCACTCTCCCGTCTTACGAAGGCTGCAAAGATTGCCTCTCTCCAAGCTATGTATGATATAGGTTATATGTTCGCCTCTCATACTCAGCAGTTGATGGAGAAGGATGTCTATGTAAAGGCATCAGGCGAATGGCAGGATACTCTGCTTCAGGAGTTTGGTGGGCAGAAGAGTAAGAAGGTAACTCCTTATGATTTGATAGTTGATTATGATCTTGTTATTAAAGATGGAAGTATAATAGGTGGAGAGTATAGTGAGTCGTGGGTAGAGGTATTTAGGATTCTGAGTCAGCAACCTATATTGTTCCAAAGTTTTGATATGGTTAGGATATTTAAGCATATAGCAAGGATAATGGGAGCTAAGGATATTAACAACTTTGTATTAAACCCAGGCCCTGTTCCTCCAGTATCGTTGAAAGTTAATAATCAACAGACTATAGACCAAGGTGTGCAACAGGGGAACATGGTTCCTATTGACCAATATGGAGGTGGACAGTAATGTACTATTCCGACTACGAGGCGTTCGTAAAGAGTCCTATATGGCATGAGATAACCTCTACGCTGAAGGAGGTGAAGGATGGTCTACATAAGGACCTAGGGTCTCTAGACCCTAATACACAGGCTACACCCATTGCCAGGTGCCAAGGACGCCTCGCCCTAATTGATTTCGTTCTGGCTATACCAGATGATATAAANATGGAGATAGAGGCAGAAATAAGAGCTAAACAAAAAGAGGAGGAGAAGAGTCATGAGTGAAGAAGGAAAGGTTGANGAGAANACCTTACAGGAGATTGGAGACATTATTGCTGATTATGTACCACCTGTTGAGGGTGTNACAGAGGNGGAGGTAAAGGTAGATGGGCAAGAAGGGGAAGAACGGAGCGAGGAAGCGGCAGGTGGACAAGTCGAAGCAGTCGCCGAG